TTGATCGTGTGAAACGCGTTGTCTCCAATGCTGTCTTGGATCTTGTCTAACTGCAAAAACACCCCAAACGGAGGCACTGTGCCGAACGATTCCTTGTCGTACTGTTGAACGGCTATGTTAAACCCTCTGACAACCTTTGGACCCGTATCGAACTGGATCCTAATCACGTTGTCGTTGTTAAGAAACACCCAGTTAGTTCCGCTAACAAGCTCAGACTGGTCGGGAAGTGCCAAGTTAGAATACATCGACCAGACACCAATCTCGCCGTTTTCATATATCGGTTGAACGATAAACTTAAACAGTTTCCCGCGCAGCTTGTTGTCGTTGCGGGTTGTGTCTGTGAAGTAGCTCACAATAGGTGGCTCCATTGGCCACTTAATCGCGTCTATGGTCTGAAGGTCTATAATTGTGTAAAAGCCTTCTATGGCCTTACGTAAATTGATCTGATACGGCGGGTTGAAAAGACGGGTTCCGGTCGCGTCGTACATGTCCGGGTTCCAGCGTCCGTCAGTCCACTTTAAGATGTCGTCTACCACGTTGGCGTGGAAGATTGGCCAGTCAGGACTGAAGTTCAACACCGCATCTTGGACAACCAATAAATGGGTCTGAGTTGAGATGTAGTAGACCCAGATCTCATGGATACCTGTGTCCTTATAAATAAAGTAAACAATTGCGTTCTCCTTCAACCACTGCGTAGCACCAAGAACCTTGTCTTCAGGCTCAATATCATCATTGGTAATCTCAACGGTTCCCGAAGAGGTCTCCACAGCAAAGGCGTTACCAGAATTGTAACCAAGGCGACAATATGAAAAGTCACGATAGTCGCCCTTAGGCACACCCTGTGGTGTGTCGTCGGTGTTTATACCACCCTCAAATGTTATTATCTCGTTGAAATCCATTATCCTAGGTTAAGCGATGAGCTTTGTGCAAGCGCGTCAATCATCTCACTCAGTCGTGGGGCCTTAACTAAAATGTTGGCACTCCACTGGGCTGCCTCGTACTGCATCTGTAACTCTTTAAACTTCGAGCGGTCTAATGCGTTGCCCTTATGCAAGCAATATTCTGTCATCAAATACAAACGAAATGGCTCGGCGTATGCCGTGTCAATGAGACTGTTCTCGTTAACGTCCGATCCGTTTGAGAAGTATTCGATCACTAACTGCCCGTCTGGGATGTTGTGGTCGAAAATGATGTTGTTGCCGTCTATTCGGTAGTAGTTCTGATTTCGTCCGCCTCCCAAACCGAACTGGGTCTGGTTGTAAAAGAAGCCGAAGTATCCATAAGGAAAAAGACCGTCCGCAATTACGGGATCGGTCTTGTCGCTTTCGCACTGAAAGAACTCCTCAGGATAAGTCAAGGATGTGTCCGGAGTCAGGGTCCAAATGCGACGGCCGGACTTGAGTCCAACCTTGGTAATCCTCATGCAGTCCCCAGGCATGGTGAACACCCGCGCCCCGGTGTCAATCTTTCCATAAATTGTTCTCAGCGACACGTTGCCGTCTAATGGAGACTTCTCGCTCAGGTAGTCAATGGCCACCTGCACCATCCAGTTCAGCTCACGACCCGTCGGGTTCTTTCCCAAACGGTATAGGGCTGAAGTGGCGATATATTTTATGTTCTTGATCGTCATTGACTAACTTGATTTTGCATGTTTTGTCCGTCAACCGAGTCGTTATTCAAGTCGTCTTGGAACTGCTGTGTTGTGAGTATCTGCATGCAGGCCTGCAAGAGCATAACCTCTCCACGACCTGTCTCGCTGTATGGTATAATCAACACGTCATCGTCAGCCATCTGGTACACGTTGGGGACCATAACAACTGTTACGTCTCCTTCGGGTCTCTTGTTGAAGCGGAGCTTGTTATTGTAGAGAATAGCCGCAGAGCTGTTTGCCCCGCGCAACACCTTCATGGCATTTGCTTCAGCCTTGGTCTGTACAATATACTCGTTGCTTCCTGTACCCTCGTCTGTCACCGTGAATATGGCAAGTGACCCCGCCACAGGCTGTGGGTTTAGAGTCACGTAGTGTCCGTTAGCGTCCGTTGCCGGAGTAAAAACGTATGGAACCGCCATGTCACTTGCGTCGTATGGGTTGGCGCTTACGATGTCCGCAAGGGCTAGGTTTATCACGCGAGAAATGACCGAGCGTGGATACAGACGGCGCAAGTCCTCTGGGGTGTCCCCTCCAGTCAACCTGTGCTGTATGAGCTCTATTGCTTGGCGTTTTGTTATCATACCTTACTTGGCATTTGGGTCTGAATGTTCCACTGGTTCTCGTTACCAATACCAACGTATGTCTTAATCATGTCAATCAAGTGGTCTACGCAGCTCTCAGGATATTCAAACTCAACGCTCAAACTCTCCGTACCAGCAGGCGCGACGCTACTATTGGTGTGTACGCTTCCCGGAGGTAAATATACGGCAACTCCGTTAACAATGTCGTAGTCGAAGTAAGGAATATTTGGAGTTCTTATGTAGGTAAACGTGATGCGTTGGAGGTATGGATAAATGAAATACTTGTCGTTTCGTGTGACAAGGATTGGGTCATTCTCCTCTGGATTGTCTACAGGGCTAATGATAGAGTTCCTCATCTTAGCATCGTATTGGTGCTGACTCACAAACTCTACGCTTCTGTAGTTGGCCTCCGACCCGCAGTTTACGTTTAATAACTCAAGATAACTAGAAGACGCCTCGTACCAAATATCCACCGGGATGTCCGCGTAACCTCCCTTCTTTGGATCTCCCGCAAACACAGGAGTGAAACTCATGGCAGGGTATTGAGGGCTTCCCAAGGTCTTGATAAACGGCTGAAGGTCGCTCGTAATCTCCCGGTTCTTTTCAAAAAGGTCAACTAGACGGTTCAAATATCGCTGGTTAACCGTCTTGATTCCCTTGTTGAAGGTTTCGGGAGTTACATATCCTCCGCGCAAGTCTTTACCCGCGCGGAAGAGCAACTCTTCATATATCTGACCTAGGTTAGTGATCATTATGGGTAGATTTCAATCTTTATATATGCATTCTCCAGCCCGTCATATCCCGTAGGGAAGGCGGTTGATACGGTTTGAAGTATCAGCTGTGTGGGGCTACCCTCAAACACTCCAAATGCGCCATTTTCGGTTACGGTTAACGTACAGAAAGCAAATGTCTTACCTGTTGTAAATGCGCCGTTTGATGAGGTTAATACATATGAAGTACTAGCACCTGAATAGGTTAATGTCAAGGTACCTCCAGTAGTATTGATGGCTGGCGTCAAGACATAAGTAACAGGATTTGTCTTTGTAATCTTGGCAGCGTAAACTTTTGGAACAAGAGTAGTTTCAATAACATTGCCTGAAGAGTCAACACTCAAAGAGTGAGCTGGAGTTCCTGTAATGGTTCCACCGCCATAGGAAGGCAATGTAGCAGAGCCGTCTGAATTAAGAGTCAATCTATCAAGAAGCGATGAACTTGAACTTGATCTTGTCTTAAAGTTTAAATTCGCTTGTACAGGAGACGTGGCGCTAACCAAAACGCTTTCTATAGAAGCCGTTGTAACAGGAGTACCAGCGCTTGACTCTGTTGCAAACTGAATAGAAGAACCAACGCCGTCATCTCCACTGCCTCCGTCAACAGTCGTTCTTAAGCTTAAGTTAGTAGCAGCCGCGTTGTTTGTGGTTGTGTTTACAGTAAGTCGCGCAGCTGTGTTCGTGGTTGATGTAGCGTCAAGAGCGTTTGTCGTTCCGTCAATAGAAACGGCGCCAACGCCTCCAGTTACCTGTAAGGTGTTTGATGTAGAAGATAGCGTAACTTTTTGAGTTCCTGTTCCAGAAAACAAAACGTTTCCATCGGAAAAGGTTAGGTCTTGAGTACTTAAATCAATCGTGGTGGCGGCATCTAAAGAGCCACCAATAACTACATCATTTCCTGAAACGGATAAGCCGTTTGATGCGCTCGTTACAGGATTACTCTCAATAACATTTCCGTCTACGTCAACACCTAAATAATAAGTAGGCGAACCTGTGTAGTTTCCGTCTCCATAAAAAGGAAGGGTAGCTGACAAGTCATCGTTGAGGGTAAATGAATTGGCAACATTAGGTCCTCCAGCCTTTACGTTAAACTTCAGTTCACCTCTTTGGGTTGATGCGTTAGTGACTACACTTTCAATAGATGATGTTGTAATCGTGGTGGCAGCACCTTCTGATTTAAACTCTATTGAAGAACCGAGTCCATTCGCCCCAACACCTCCGCTGACACTTGTTCTTAAAACTAAGTTTGTGGCCACGTCGTTATCTGTAACTCTTTCCACTTGAAGTGTAGCTGCTGTGTTTGTGGTCGCAAGAATATCAAGAGCGTTTGAAGTACCTTCTACGCTTAAAGCAGTTCCAATAGTCGATAAAATCTCAACATCTCCAGTTGTCCCTAAAAAAGTTAATTTTCTTGTGTTTAAATCAATGGTAGTATTTCCAGTCAAAGAACCCCCAAGAACCACGTCGCTTCCCGAAATAGACAAACCATTAGCCGCTCCCGTAGGATACACAACTGAAGGATCGTAATACAAAGCCCAAGTCAAGCTACCTGGCGTGGCCAATGTGCAGCGATAAAGAATACCAGTTGTAGTGTCTTGCCAAAGAGCGCCTAACTCAACTCCGACCTCTGAAGCGCTTGGAGCGCCTGGGCCTGTGTACAAGCGGAATTGGAAGTTGGCTAAAATCTCGTCGATTATTGAGTTGGCTGAATTGTTTGATACCCAATAGTAAGAGTTGTCATCACAGCAAGCACAGTCGCATCCTGAGGCGTCTAATTGAGCTTGTATGAGGTTGATTGTGTCTCGGTATCTATCAAGCTCGCCGCAAGATCTGTAGTTCATGGCCTCTATGTAATAAAGGGCTACGTTGTCTACAAACACTTGATACTTAGAAATTCTGTTTCGAACAAGTTCTGTCGCGTGTGCCGCACGAAGGTTTTCCATGCAGGGGGTAAGCCCGCACAAACTTCCAGCGCAGCTTACTGCAAACTCCTTAATCACAGAATTGTTGTAAAGAACAACAAGACCTGAGGCTTGAGTTTGCTGAATCTGCTGTGATAAAGACACGCTATAAGTACCCGTTGCCAAAGGAGTGTTATCTCCAGGCAATGTTGGGTAAGGTAAAACTGTAGTAATTACCTGTGGGTTAAACAATGGATTTGAAGATGTCCAAGACGGGTAGTTTATTACGCAGTTAAGACTCGTTACAATCTCGGTTGCTCCAAGAACCGTTGCGTTAGATACAGACCAGGTTCCGCTGTTTCCGTACTCGCAGTCGTATATGAAGCCTACATCAGCTGTTGTTTGCGTACATCCTGAGTAAGGGTAAGTCGCGCTAAACTGAGGAGACTCTACATTGTTTGCGTAAATAAGGGTAAAACCATTGGTGGTTGCTGTACCCAAAGTAATTACAGCGTCTGAGCCTACTACCGATATTGCTGACACGTTATTATTCGTGCTAGAACCAGCATCTATAGAACTGCCAACCGGTAGAACATCAAAAAGCCATTCAGAAGGAGATGTTAAAGTTGTAGTTCCTGTAATTGTTCCAGACGCCAAAGGAGACCCTGAACTGTCTAATCTTAATACGTACTCAAACCCGTATATGCCATTTGCCACGTTACCGTTATTGTCAAGTGGAAGGTCAATAAAACCAGTTGTATCTCCAGTTTCAAGGTCTATAAGAGGATCTAAAGGACTATCTTTTGCTTGAACTATATCTCCATTAAAAGTGAGAACACCGTATCCCTTAGCTTGTTGGGTTGACACGGAAAACAATGCTCCATAGTCGGTTGAATCGGTGACAACGCATCGCGGTATAACTGTCCCCGTAATGGGATCAACATACGTTAAATCAAACGAAAGGGATACGGTGCTAATCATCTTTTTATAGTTTTCTTAATTTACTTAACAATTCATCATTTACTTTGAGGTGATCAATCAAGGCAAATGCGTCCTTCTCTCCTGTTGATTCGAAGAACGGATTCTTTAACCACTTGGTTCCGTCACCTCTACGGTCGCGAAGATACCAAATTCCGTCCTCATTTTTAATAAAACCTTCAGAAGAAAGTCGATTTACCATCTCATGGATAGTTTCCTCGGTTTTTACCTCCTGTTTCTTGGGACGAGAGTCAAGTATTTCGAACGCGTTCTTGCGGAACGTCTCGCTACCATTCTTAATGGAGTCGTGAAGCATCACGCGGTTTTCCTCCTCGGAGTTCTTCTTTGGAAGGGCTAATCCGTCGATTGTCTTCAGCACCATGTCGTATGGAGTATCAAAATAAATCATATTCTCCAGCTCACGAGCGCTTTTGGCTGATTCAATCTTGGTCTTAGCGTCAACTTCTGGCCTATCAAACTCATAGAATGGGTCGCCAGACGGTGTCAAGCAACGATTTCCTTTTATGTTAGGACACAAGAAATAAAGGTAAAACAACAAATCCTTTTGATTTGGTTGAACAACCATATTATCTTGGACTGTTACATATGCAGCCGGATATCCCCAAGTAGCAACACCTTGACTCATCTTTGGATAAGACAAAGCATATTGAACCGGATATGTATACCTATCCTCTGGATCCATAACAAGACCGCGAGCCTTTCTTGTAGTTGGGCTTGGGGCTTGCATCACGTTTCTTACTTCACCACCCTTGTCATTAGAAGAAACCTTCTGAAGACGAAGCATTCTTGATGGTGTAACCTTAATTTTCAATGCAGTTCCTTTGTAAAACTCAGGAAATTCTTTTTGCATTATTTCATCTGCCCATATTGGAACAGGTATGGACTCACCTGTACTTATATCGAAAAGCATAACGTATGTTGGGTTTATAAAAACAAGGGGGCTTTTAGACCCCCTATGTTTTTGAGTTTACAAAGATTATGGAGCAGGAACTACGTTGGTCATCAAACCGTACTTCTGAGCGTTGATGAATTTGAACGCAATTTCAGATACGATGTGAACACCGAGCTGCCACTTGTCGGTCTTGTTAGCCGCCGCACGACCACCGGTCTGCCACATGTTCATGAATGCACCTGGCTTGTGAGCAAGACGGATGTATTTACCCATGTTACCCAAACCATCGTCAACACCCTGAGAAGTCATTGGCAAGAACACTGCGTAACCAGGCCATGGGTTAGTGCCGTTTCCTGGATCTACGTTGAACGTCTGTGGGTTATCGAAGATACCCATACGAACAAGTCCGAAGTTCTTGTTGTTGAAAACCAAGTTATTGAAAGAGTAGGTAGAAGACATCAAGTCTGCATAAGCACCCTCGCCCCAGAAGGTTTTCTCCATCTGAACTTTGTTGATGCTGATGTTTGCGTTCTTGTTGTATTCTAAAAGAGTCTGCTCGATTGCAGAAGAGCTTTGACCACTAGTCCAAACCATGTAGTTCTTTACAGAACCATCGATTTTAGCCAACTTAGCTTCCAAAGCGTAGAAGTCGCCAACATCAATTCCTGTAGTAGGACTAGAACAGTCTACAACTTGACCTGAACTTTGGATAGTAGGCAACAAACCGTTTGCAAATTGATATCCATTCAAACCAGTGTTGTCAGCTGGAGCGCCTGCCAAGAACGTGTTCACGATTGCAACCTGATGCTCACGCTGCAAGTAGATGATGTCGCGTGAGTTAGAGTATGGAGTAGCAGTACCGTTCTCAAGCTGAGTGTACCAAAGTTGGTTGTAAAGAGCTTCAGAGCTAGAAAGTGCATCGTTACGGAATGTCTGCAACTTTGCACTGTACTTTGTGTCAAACACAAACTTAGGATCTTGTGCGCCTGAGTTTTCAGCAACAGATACACCAACGTAGAAGAATGTGTCATTAGCTGCAATGTCAGTAGCAGGAACTACAGAAGCAGTCAAAGGACGAAGAGTCAACTGGTTTGCAGCAGGCTTGGTAAGAATTTGATACAACTCACCAGTCTTAGCATGACGCCAAATTTCATTAGCGATTGGGAAAGAGTAGCCTGTAACAGCATCAACTTCACTAGATGGAATAGTAACGGTAATTGTAGAACCGGCTGTTGCACCACCTGTTTCAGTAGCAACTGTGAAAGGAACCTCCATACGGTTCATTTCGAACCAGTTTACGATCTGCTGCTTTGCAATTTCGCGGTTACCGATACCGTTCATGATTTGGTTCATAGCATCCCAGTATTCGTCACCGAACGGGAGGTATGCTACTGCGTCGAAGTCCTCCTTCAACGCGTCCCAGTTATTCAGGATCCCATTGGTCATACCGCCGGGTATCGCTTGGGCTATAAGATTTGCCATTTTCTTTTAAATTTTTTTAATTATTCAACACTCTTTAATTTCTGAGACGGAAGAGAAATACCTCTAGCCAACAAATCCTGTTGTGCAGGGGTTAGGTTCTTCGCGTCTACAGTTGTCTTGTCTACGCGGTTAATCGTTTTTGGTTGACCGTTGTAGACCTCTTTGACCACCTTCTTTTCTACGCTTGCCGAAAGTGACTTGGCTATTTGAACTCCGAGATCCCCAGACTGAACCTTATGAATGAGGATTTGGTTCTCTAACCAGCTTCTAACCGCCTGCTTTCCTTCTTTGGTGGTCGTATCAAATGCTTGACCTAAATAGCCTGCATACTGCGACTTCAAAATCGAATCGATCTCTTCGTTTGAAACTTTTAACGAAACTTCTGATTCGCCGAATTTGTAGGGGACATCCTTTAGCTGCTTGGCGTAGGACTCTGCCTCGGCAAGTGCTATTGTCTGTCTTTCCGCAATCTGCTTTTGAGTTTGGCTCTTTAGCTCTTTTGCAAAGGTAAATGGATTTTTAACAGTTTCAACATCTTTCTTAGTCTTTTCAATTATTTCTATAGCATCTATAGCATCAGACTTCAAAAGAGCTGTCGCATAATAATCCCCGTCACCTAAGTTATACTTTTCGCGAATAGCCTCCTCGATAGTGGCTTGGCCTAAACGCTTGAATTTGTCTGGGTTCTTTACCGCCTCGGCGATGACAAGCGCCTTGAGTGGGTCCTCCATTAAGGAGTCCGGGTTTGAAGAAACGATTTGATTGGCGATCGAAGGATTGATACCCTTCTTACCAAAGGACACAAGTGTACGTGCCTCTTCGTTTCCGCCAAATGGGTCATCAGCCTCTTGCAATAGAGAAAGACCCTCGTTAATCTCGGCCTCCTTGCTTGCAATATAAGACGCTCGTTCTTTGTAACTCCTCAGCTCTTCAAACTCACTTTTAAAGGTGTCCTCATTTTCGTAACCGTAGGCAGCAAACCATGGGATGTCACCCTGGTTTACTTGCTCGTTTACTTGTTCATTGATCTGTTCGTTAACTTGCTCGTTAACTTGTTCGTTTTGATTTTCTAATTCGTTGTTTTCCATATGTTTTATACTCTTCCTGTGATTTCGTTTCCTAACTCAGCCTCAAGGGTTGCCTCAAGCTGTATCTCCTCTAGCGCCTGCTGGCCTTTCAACAACTGAACTTGATAGTTGGCGTCAGCCTTAATCTTAGCAAGCTGTTGCTCCTTCATCAGCTCCATGTTAGCCATCTCGCGCTGCTTCATGATTTCGATCTGGGCAAGCTGCATAGCCGTTTGACGCTTGGCCTCTTCGGCCATCATTGCCGACTGCTGCTGACCCTGGATGTTTTGCTGCATCATCATCTGGGCGTTCTTCTGTTCACGCTCACGAGCCTCGGTCTCCTCGGTCGCCATAAACCAAAGGGCCTCGTCTACGTCACCGTTTTTCAAAAGCTGAGCAACGCGCTCTACGCTTGATGGGGTGAGTAAAACCGAGCCGTCCTTGGTTGGGATCTGAGACATCTGCATCGCTCTCTGAAGTATCGCACTCTTTTCCTTGTCGTTTGGAATAGACTTGACACTAATTGCAAGCTGGTCTAATGACAAGCCCTCGATTTCGTCTAAGGAGTCAACCATTGCCTTGCCAATTATGGCCTCATAGAACTCACGAATCTTGGAGTCGTACTCTATGTCTATACGGGCCTGGTGTATGATGCGTTCACCCACCTTGCGTTTGAAGTCTCGCTCTGAGTCACGAAGGGTCCAGTTGGCATGGTTACCGGCCTGGTAGTCCTGTTCCATTACACCAACAAGTCTTTCCGCACTTTGGTCTGGGCTTGCAGCCATGGCGTCAGGGATACCCATGGTGTCCTTGATCATCATCTGCAAGTTAGCGATTTGCTGAATCCATTCGGCGCCCTGTGGACCTAAACCGTTGTCCATCTCGGTAAGTGGTTGAGAAACGTACTTACCTGTTGCCGCGTTGAACTTGGTGGCAACAATCTGAATACCGTTCTGGCGGTGTACGTGTACAAGGTCAAACAGGTCGTACTCTACCCCGCCGATCTTGATGTTTGCAGCCTCTCCCACGTCTATTCGATATCCCTTAGGAGCTGCCGCCCATACAGCTGCACGTAGCTTCAGCATGGCGAACATAAGGTCGTCAAGCAAGCCTCTCACGCTGCGTGTTGGAGACTGTCCGGGAATACGGTCGATAACATAAGAGCTCATCGGCGTGAGTCCCTTCTGCATCTGGTTAGGCTTCTTCTTCCACTCGTATATTCGGTCAAGACCTGTTCCTGAGATGATGTATGAACCCTCATACCAGTAGTTGCATGCAACCTCTTCGTATGTGTCGTTCGGGTTCTTTTTCTTGTCCTCTACAGGCTTGTTGTTGCGGAGGAATGATGCGTACCCCTGCTTATTCTTTCTCTCTACGTATTGCTTGTAGTCAGTGGAAAGATACTCAAACTTCAGAACGTAAACCTTGAAGTCCATCCAAACCCAGCGGTTTGCCGTCTCGTCCTTTCTTTCAAAAGCCCACACGGGAATCATGGAGGCGTTTGTCTGATAAGGAACGTAAGACTTTGCCATGGACTGAATCTGCTTCTCGTCAAAGCCAGCCTCAACCAGCTTTGGGAATATAGACTGAATGGTCTCAATCTCAATGTGCCCAATAGCCACGGGCTCGTTCTCGTTGTCCTCGTTCCAGAGCATGATAAGACGGGCGGGGTCAATATACTTGACCTTCACTTGTCCCGTAATCGGGTCGTTGTAAATCTTAGCTGAGCGGAAGTGGTAGTCAATAGCGTCTCGGTTTATGTCGGTTCGCATTGAACTCCAGTTAGACGCACGAAAGCCGGACTCGGCAAGTTTCTCTAAAGCCACCTCGTACTTGGTCTTGAAAAAACCAAGGCGATCGGCCATGTCTAACATTATCTCATCCTTTGGAACAAATGGCAACTTGAACTCTGGAAGCCCAAGCTCACGCATCAACGGATTCGTAAAATTCGCTTTAGCGTAGATATCATTTTTTTCGCGCTTCTTTTTATTGATGATAGTTTTATCAAGAGAAACACAATCAAGTTTATAATCATTGTCAGAAAGAACCGATAAAAGAACATTACTTAATTTTTTCATGGGAGAGAAGATGTCATAGCTAATGTTAGCCATTGCCTTTCTCTGCGCCGTATTCATACCCCTTGTTGACTGAGAAGCCTCGTTGTTTGACCTTGTCTTAGTTCCAACAGGGGATCCGTTAGTAAACCAGTTCTTATACTTCTCCGCCGACTGAATGCCAGATCCGTAGTTTCGGGTCTCTTGCATCTCTGGGAGCTGCGTGTATGAAAAATATGTACCTCCTGTGCAGAAACGAGAATACAACGCCCTTCCGCATCGTAAACCGAACTCAGGCTTCATTTTTTCTATCTCTGGCACGTTATCGCTTGGAAACAAATAGTTTCCAGCCATTTGAGGCAGTATCATATCTTACAAATTTAATAAAACAACTACAAATGTATAAAAATTTCTCATAAATGCTTGAAAACAATCAATCTATTTCAAAAATCGAGAACCCTCCCTGCACCTCTATGGGCTGGTAAGCCTCCTTGTAAAGGTCAGGCATCCGGCTCTTTATAGCCCTCATACACCACCCCGTGGCGGCACACAAGTCATGGTTTGTCAAGTCATCAATACCACGCATCTGGCTCCACTCCTCGACTATCTCCCACATCTTCACGTACTTAACGTTATTATTGAAGAAGGTCATGATGTCTCCGGCCATCTCGTTCTTTTCGGCTTCACCCGCCCAAACGCCTGGCCTTGCGTCCTGCTTTCCGTCAGAGCCAAGGTCTTTTAGAAGGTATCCGTCAAAACCGTTGTCTCTAAAGTACTCAACAAGGGCCTCTCCATCGGGCCATTCTGGGTAGACGTAGGCCCCAAGGAATACAGCCGCCTTTAGCCACTCTTCGTGGTACTCAGCCTTGTCTTCAGTCTGTCTGTTGTAAATCAAAATCCAGTCGTTACTAACCCACTCGCTTCTAGGCTTGGTGTCAGGGTCCGCCTGGCTATCTCTTTTGTAAAACACAGCGGCAGCAGCGTTTGACTTCTTTTTACCTACAGTGTTTCGCTTGTGGAACTTTACGGGGTCACAGCAAAGGAAGAACCTGTTCATTACCGAGGGATCAGGAGCATAAATGGGACCCCTGTTCTTTGGCTGAATGTAACCCTCCTCTGCTGTAACAACGGTCTTCCTGTTACGCATCTCGTTTGGGGGAAGGTAACTCATGGTCCAGCTTCCTTTAGGGTCATTCTCCACATAAACATCACCACCAAACTTGTCGCCCATCCACTTGAAGTTAATCTTCGTTGTAATCGGGGTACGAGAGAACTTGAGTTCAGATATGCGATCACGCATCTTCTCGATGGGCATACCCATGTCCTTGGGGATTACAGCAAATGCCTGCTTCCAACTCATCGGGAAGTTCTGCTGTAACTTAATCAGCTTCTGCCACTCGCGCTTACGCTCAAAGTAGTCTGCCTGGTTTAGAAGATACGACTTAGCTCCCTTGGTAATCCACTTGCCCTCGTTGGACATTACGGGTTCCTTCGGGTCGTCGATAATACTTGCCCCGTATTCGTCGATGTATCCCTCTACCGCGTAGTAACCCGGCAAGAAGAAGTTGATAAGTCCTGACGGAGTAGTTCCATTCTCGTTACGGTCAGAGAAGTGAGAGTCGTTGGCAATGTCAAAGAACTGCGCTCCACCCCCTGTGTCCATGTCACCCACCGTTGACGGCATGATGCAGAACCCACGAATGTTTTCCCCGCGCTCGATGGCTGGCTTCATCGTGTTGTACCACCACGTCGGGATGTTTTGGTCCGCCGCCTTCGCATCCGTTTTCTTCGCTGGCTCGTCACGGTATACAAAAGCGATCTCCGCTTCTCCATCCGCCGCTTTCTCCGTCGAAGGGAGCGGCGTGATGAAACACTCCATTTGTTCTGGGACAATTCCTGCCCTTGCTGCTGATGCGATTGCTCCTTCATACTGAAAACGCAAACCCTCCTTTGCTTCTATTCTTCCGCGATAGTACGGGCGAAAGAAGAATGGGAGCTTGCTTACAGGTGTTTGAATTTGTTTTATGAATATCTTGTTGACCGCCTGGTCCTCGTTCATCGCTTGGATGATGAAGGTTTGGTCTGGCATGTTGAGTGTCCCCCACGTGCAGAAGCAACAAGCAATAGCTGTTTTAGCAATACGACGCCCAGAAACGAAGTTGATACCGTGTACCGTTCTCTTTCCTTTCTTGACAGTGATGTTGACGTTCGGCTCCATGAAATACTCCACCCCCATCTCGTTCATCTCGTCAACCACGTTCTTCACGTCTTGGTTTGAGTACTTTGTCTTCACCGTTCCTTCTTCGCGATATATTACCTTGTGCTTGTAAAACGCATCCTCTGTGGAGTAGGCGTACATGAACAGGTGAAACATCTTACGCTGATAGTCCCTATAATCGGGCCTGTTGTTATTCTTACCGAAGTTCTTTACTGTCCAAAAGTTTAGGAAGAAATAGTTTGCCCCGTTGATGTAGGTTGGTTTCCCTTTAATGAAACACCAGTACCCCACGTATCTACGCTTGATTTGGAGCTTGATCCACTCAATCTCCATGGCGTAGTACTTCTGGTTTGATTCAATCTCTTCGTAGATGTCCTCAAGCCTTACGTCGCCGACCTCCTTATACTTGGACTTGTTGGTTGCGTGTTTCTTATTGAACACGACCTCGTAGATAAGTTTTATTTTCTCAGGCATTTCCTGATAAGTGAACCTCTGTTCCCTTGGGTCCAAACCATATCCGTCAACATATGTAAACGCCTCCTCTCTTGTAACCTCACGCTTGAGGTGATATGAGTACCACTCCTCAAGGCGCGGGAGCGGGATTCGGATTGTATCCAACTCGTCGTCATCCTCGTGGAACGAAACAAATTTATCCTCCTCTTCGTATTCGTACTTCATGGTATTACCTCCGGGAATATCTCTTTCTTTTCACGCCAAATTCTAGCGTAGTGTTCGGGTTGTATTCCTAAGTTCTCCGCCCGAACTGAGAACGTGATTGCCTTCTGTAACGTAATGCTAACCTCGTCGTTCATTATTCGACTACGGGCATCCACAAGTGTTTGACGCCAACTCTCAAGACCTGCCTGGAAGTTCTTGTCGTCATTGGACCTGTCAACAGGCTGTGTCAACAGGGCTCTCTGAAGCGCCGAGATTCGGATGTCGGCTGTACTCATGATCGAATAGTCTTCCGAGCACTGTAGGCGGGTGAACGTGATGTACCGCTCCACCGCCCAGTCTACATTCATCATGCAGAGCTGGGCGTACCCGTCCTCCGAATCCGTGTCATCAACCATGATATTCAGCTTGTTCAAAGTATATCGTTTGCGCTGGTTGATGTCCGGATACGCATCTTTTACAGGTGTACCTGGAGCGAACATATATATGAGATATCGAACAACCTTGTCGGCGCTAACCCCCTCAGGAAGGTCGTCAGACCTGTCGAGAATATGGGCTTGACTGGCCAGGTCCGAGAAGCGGTATACGACCGACTCGTCATCCGGGATGCCTTCAATGTTGTAGGATATTTTACTAAAGTCTAGTTTTATCATTCTTCGATTGCTAATATGACCCTAGGCTGAAACCTAACGTAGTCGCTTGACTTGGCCATTGTTGAGTCTAACTTCACTGAGAAATGTTTCTTAATACAGACCACATCTCCTTTCTTTACCTCTGTGTTTGTCCATACGTCATCGGCAACGTATTTTGGCATCTTTGCCGGCGGGACTTCTACTTGCACCCTTTCTGTTTCTGAGTCCAATAGAAAAATACTTCCTGCCTTTCTATCATTAGGCAAGACCTTTCCAATGATGTATCCATTCATGCTCTTAATCTCTCCGTTCCTCTTCGCGGCATAAATACATTCAGAAGGAACAAGCACATATCTTTTTCCGTCCTTCTCAAACCCCCCGTCGCCTTCTGTAATAAAGTTCCTTGTGTAAGTAGAGTCAAACCAAACCTCGTCGCCTGGCTCTCCGTCAAACTCGCAAGAAAAGTCCCAGTTCTTTGTGGTAGAACCTTTTTCTGGCTTCTTTACAAGCACCCCGCGTCTAACGGCCTGAGTAGCCCTAACGTCTTCCTTGTTTGGATCAACCTCCTTCTTCTGTTCTCCAGCCATCCTCATGTATTCAGACATGGCCCTCTTGTCTTTGTAGTTACTTTTCTTCATGGACTTTACAAGGGAGTTCATGTCGCTTACACTTCCGGAATCCGTCATCCCCTTTAGGCTGTTCACTAACTTCAAGGTTCCGCCATTAAAAGATATCTCGTCTTCGGTCCAGGAGTGTATCTCGACCAAGCAGTCTCCGTCTATAAGCCTTAACTGATCTATGTCAACGTCTTCAAAGTTCATTAGAGTATCTTCTTGTAAATTTCAAACAGTTGCTTTTGGGTCTCAAAGTTTTTCTTACCAACCGGCATACGTCTCTTTATCTTATTCACGCCGCGTCGAAGGGATGAGTACGTTCCAAACAGGTTTATGGCGTCCCAGTTGCTCATCAGTTTTTCTACATCCTTCATGTCTGTATTTTCCCGCTCGATGTAGTAGTTGTACACCTCTATGATCCTGTGGTAATTACTTTTTGTCTTTGTCCTTATCATAATGCTCCTTCAGTTTTTGGAAATACATTGACCGCTTTATTCGGGTCTCGACCTGTGTCTTCCCTATTTCTTCTAACGTGTTGTTGTATCTTACGATGGCCTTCTCTACCTGATCTAAGTCATCCGTTGTGATGCTAGGGTCACAGTAAAGCAGTTTTCTCCGCGCAGATGTGGCCATAGGTGTGAAGATCTTCATCACCTCATAAATCTCAATCTTGTCATCAATCATTTGATTAACGATTGATATGGCTCGTTTCCAGTTTTCTATCTTATTCATACAAAAATGCTATATGTCTTTCATGTACCGAGTACATCTCCGTGTCCTGTAGCTCAACCTTTTCAATCTTACCTATAACGCAGGCCTTCTGGCCGACCTCTAGGTCAACCCCGTTTCCTACCGCCGTTATGGTTACATCTATTTGCTTTGGCTGTTTTTTATCAATCGTCACAAAAACACGCCCGTCTGGTGGTCTCAATTTCGTCATGCTGCAAATATACTCAAAAACAACACGGTGTCAAATTATTGCTTGGAAATAGTACTAAACAACGTAGATTTGCAATATGTTTATCCTCTCAATTATCTTAACTGTTGTATCTATCTATTTGATGATTAAGAACTCTATTTATGGCTGTGGCAAAAGATGTTACAAGACTCGTAAGGAGGCTCAGGAGCATTGTGACTACGACCAACAGGTGTTTATGTGCTGGGACTGCGAAATGTGGCACATAAAAAATAATGAAGAAAATACTTGACAACCTCGCGTGGTTGTTTTATGTTTGCAAAATATATCCTGCCTCCCGTTTGTTAAAGAGCAACAGCAAACGGGGGTTAGGATAGGTAAATTATCTTTTACCTAATTAGGCCCGTAAAGTTGCTCTTACGGGCTTTTTTTTCTTATGCACAATCAATATTCAATCATCCCTGCAAGCGTGTTGCTTAGCAAGGAGTTGTCATCTACAGAGAAGTTACTGATAGGTGTCATATCAAATCTATCAAACATCAAAGGTTATTGTTTCGCTTCGAATCATTACTTAGGGGAATGTCTTGGATTGTCCAAGCATAGTGTTCGTCGCGTAATTGCCGACCTCGAACAGAAGGGTGTTTTGGGGAGAATAGTTAAACTCAATAATCGAAATGAGGTTGAGGTAAGATGTTTAACGATAAATCCAGATGCTGATATTTTGAGCAGAACGGTTACTCCCGAAATACCAATGTCTGAAAATGAAGAAGATGAGTTTTTTGATCATACCCCTGCTCAAAAACCTGCATACCCCCTGCTCAAAAATGAGCATACCCCTGCTCAGGAATGCTCACATAATAAAAAGAATAAAGTAAAAGAAGAAAGTAAGTATTCTTTCGAGCAGTTTTGGTTGATGTATGACAAGAAGGTGGACAAGAAACAAACTCTTGCTGTTTGGAATAAACTATCTGATGAGGACCGAACCCTAGCAGTTGAAGGCATGGGAAACCATAAGAGTGGTCGCGAGCGCAAATACTGGAAGGACCCGATACGATATCTTCGCGACAGAAGGTGGGAAGACGAAACAACGAATACGAATACAAATACAAAACAAACTAACTACAATTATGACCCAAATGACCCAAGGAATAAATGGTAAGGTATCCATCTACAAAGACTTCAATGACCTGCAAGGACACACAATTAGTGTACTGGGCGCACTTGAACGAATTAGGACTGGAAAGTCAAAGGCACTTGTTGAGAAGGCGAGGGAAGCCAAGACCAAGAAAGAGGCGGACGAGTTAAAAAAGAAACTCCCCGCAGTTTGTTTCAGTGGCACTTTTTCCAAAAGAAAAGACTCTGAGCTGCTCGAACACTCCGGATACATCGTGTTGGACTTCGATAACGTGTCAGATATGGCCCAAAAACGAAGCGAATTGTGTTCGGTGAGGTATATTACCGCTGTCTGGGAATCACCCTCAGGAAAGGGCTTAAAAGCGCTCGTCCAAATTCAGTGGAAAACCAAGCACAAGGAACACTTTGATGCACTAATGGAAGAGATGCCCGACATCGACAAGACTGGTCGAAATGTTTCTCGCCTATGCTTTGAGTCGTATGATCCTCAAGTTTGGTATAACGAAAACGCCGAGACATACACAAAGCTGCCTGTAAAAAAGGAAGACAGAAGGTTGCCACAACAGACAACTACTGAAACCATAAACGACGACGACAAGATATTCCAAAATCTATTAACGTGGATGACATCCAAGGGTGACGCATTCCGTGAAGGGGAGAGGAATCACTTCGTGTTCAAGTTGGCTGCTAGTTGTTGCCGGTTTGGGATGATTGAGGAGACCTGCTACAACCTAATAATGACCTACGTTACTCCAAACTCTAGCTTTAGTCAAAAGGAATGCAGGCAAGCCATCCGCAGCGCGTACCGGGCCAACATGAATCAGTGGAATACCGCCGAGTTTACTAAGGATCAGCTTGTATCCAAGTCTACAAATGCGGAGATTAATATCGTAATCACCGCAGAAGATGCGGAGAATATCGCCGCAGAGGATGTCATTTACGCTGAAGAGGTATTCGAACAGGCGTCTGAGATTTATCACAAGGGATATCAGGCAGCCATGCCGCTTGGTGTTCCACTCCTAGACAAACATTTCAAAAGGGTCAAGGGAGAACTAACAATTGTTTCCGGAATAGGAAACTATGGTAAGTCATCGTTCATGAAGTGGGAAATGATATTCCGCATGGTCAAGTTTGGAGAGAAGGTTGCAATTTTTACTCCTGAAGAGTTACCCGCTGAACAGTTCTATCATGACCTGGTTGAGATTTACTTTGGGAAGGACTGCACACCCAACAACTACCACAGGCCTAGTTACGATGCGTACAAGAAGGTATACGACATGATTGGCCAACACGTCTTCATGGTGTATCCAAAGAATGTAAGCCCGACTCCCGACTACGTGAAAGAAGTTTTCTTAAGCATGATTATTAAACACGGAATCGACCGCGTGGTAATCGACCCATTCAACCAAATGGCAAACGACTACAGCAAGGGTGGTGGTCGTAGCGACAAGTACCTTGAAACGTTCCTTTCTGACTGCACAAGGTTTGCAAGGAAGAACAATGTGTACTTCGACATCGTGGTCCACCCGCACAAGATGAGAAAGGGAGACGACGGAAACTACCCATGCCCAGAAGTATTCGACCTTGCAGATGGTGCGATGTGGAACAACAAGGCGGACAACATCATTATCTACCACCGACCACTTGCTCAGACCGCGCCTGAGAGTCCACTGTGTGAGTTTCACTCCAAGAAGATCCGCAGACAGAAGATCGTAGGGATAAAGGGATTCTTTGACTTTGAGCTTGTAAGGTCTACTCGCAGGTTTACGTTCGAGGGCGTCGATTACCTTCAACGGGCGATCGAGGGTAAATTCGTTCAGTCTAACATCGAAGAACCGAAACCTTCTGTAATCAAGCCAAACAGAAACTGGACGGATTCAAAGGAGGCAAAGGAATGGAACGAGGAGCCAGGACACCCGAACGGATATAAGGAGGATTGGGAATAATTTAACAGTTTTTTTCTTGCACAAAAGAAACATATATGCTACATTTGCGAAATATAACCAATAAATATTAATCAAAAAGTTATGGGATTAAATCAAGGTGGTTCATCAAACCGTACTTACCTCAGCATATCTGGCGGTAAGATTGCCAAGCGAGTTCCTGAAGGAACGGCTGGCTCAATTAAGTGTAACAGCAAGGACGGCACTAAGGTGTGGTATGAGCAGCGATTTGCTTCGCTGTCTGGTCACATCACTGACGTCTTCAAGCGCGTATCAGAACAAGGATATGGTGACCAGCTCTGCGTTGTTTTGAATGACAATGGAGAGGAGTACCAAATCCAGATGCCGTGGTCTTCACGCTACTCATCGGGATTCTTTTTGTCAATGCCTAACATCGACGCCGGGAAAGAAATTACTCTTACCCCATGGTCTAAGGAGATTGATGGAAAGACTCGCACAATGCTTTACCTCCGCCATGGTCAGGAAGACATCAAGTGGGGATGGACTAAAGACAACCCCGATAACATGCCTGAGATGAAACAGATCAAGGTAAAGGGACAGGTTGTATGGGACGACTCAGAGCGCCAAGAGTTCTTTGAGAAGCACCTCAACGACATCTTCCTTCCACAGGTCAAGGCTGTGAGTTCTGTGAAAAAATTAGACTCATACGCAGCGCCGGCTCCTTCTGAGGACCCCGGAGACGACCTACCATTCTAATCTTAACCAAGAGTCGTGGCGGGGGATAAACGCAGGTAAACCCGCCACGGCTTTAAACAAACGAACATGAGATATACATTCAAAGACTTAATAAACGTGGTCCCAAGTCAAAACCGGGCCGAGTTCACAAAGATTTACGAGTACCTACACAAGGTAGAAGACGCACAAGAAAACGAGTTGTTAGAGAAGGTTGGAAGACACTTCCATGTGCCTGTGGCAGACATCAAGGGCAAGAGAAAGTTTAGAGACGTGGTGTTTGCCCGGCAGATGTTCATGACAACCGTAAGGGTGTGTACCACAAAAAGCCTTATGGACGTTGCCAGGCTTGTTGAGAGGGACCACGCAACGGTTTCTCACGCCTTGAAAACACTAAAGGTTGACTACGACTACAACGCGGCAAGAAGAAAACAGATACGTCACTTCATTGCCGACCTAGACCAAACAAGACAAGAACTTTTATTAGACTTTTTCAATGAACGGAATCCCGATATACTTACCGCCTACACCGTCAGACCAGAGCGAGTTACAGCACCTTCGGAATCTGAGGCATAAGCTCCTCATAGACGACATGGAATACCCCAAGGCGGGTGTTCATAAGCCGAAGAGAAAATATGACCGTGATAAGTCCCTAATGAAGCTAATCAACATAAGATTGTACGAGCTTACGGGAAAAGATATGTACCTTTGGATCAGCGGACACTTTAACGAACTTAAAAAAATAGAAGATGGGCAGAATTGAAATAAAAGACGCAAAGCGCACAGTAGACGGACAGAAGGTCAACGCGTACCGGGTCCGTACTGTTGGAGAAAACAATGAAATACTTCAGACGTCTGAGGTGTTGAACACGATCGACAGCGTGAAGAAACACATCAAGGCGATGGCCCTTGCTTGGAACAGCGAGGGGTACGCTGAGGTGATAGACTGCACGTATCGCGGAAAGTTTGATGGTAAAATCATCGACCTTGAAGAATACGACAAGCTAAAGCTTGAAACAATTTCCTAATGGACACCATTGAGTCTATCATGTACGTGCCATACAATGTGTGTGAGGACGGCGAAGAGAAAATAATGTATATTTGCGTACCTGCCACACTGGTAATCATGAGGAATCAAAAAGTCGAAAAATCACAATTTATATTTTGGAACTAAAAAAATCATTCCCAGCCTACATGTTGGAACTTCCCAACATCACACTTACAGCATTCCTGTTTGCGTTCGTCATCGCGTTTGTAGTTTCACTTTGGGAGAAGAACTACCCAAGCGCGATTGCTTCGTTTCTGATCGTGGCATCCATCCTTCCAATTAAGTACTACATGTGGAGGAAGATAAAGGTGCAAAGCGATGACAACGAAAAGAAGCACAAAGTCATCGTAATCAAAAGAAAGTGAGCAAACTAAATTGTTTGTCGATACATTTGCTGAGTTGTGCTTTTATAGCGCAAGTTCAGTTTGTTTTATTCATTTCGTTTGTGAAAACCGTCTCCTAAGCGAGGCGGTTTTTGCTTTCTAGGTGATACTCATTATATTTGCAAATATCTACCTTAATGAAAAACAACGTACAGAACTATCGCAACATCTTAAACGACACGCGAGACCTTAGTCAAAGCAAAAAGATTGAATTAGAGTATGATAACGTAACGTCCGGGATCACGCTTGAGTCTTTTAAACGACAGTTTCTTGCCTGGAAGAAGAACAACAAAGCAGAACCAGCAAAGAAGGCGCGGGTGAACCCGCAGGTCATCGCAAACGCATTCGAGGATATCATTAATGAGCTGATTCCCGACAGTAACCCACTGGGGTTGCCTGACTCAAAGGAAAAAAAATACAGCCCATATAAATTCCCAGTTAACCACAATGATATCCTATTTCTCACCGACATTCACGTACCATATCACAACATCCCTGCCCTCACAGCGGCGCTCAAGTACGGACTTGAAAACGAGGTCAACACGATCTACATCAACGGGGACCTCATCGACTTCTACGCAATCAGCCGGTTCCAAAAAGACCCGCGCAAGAGAGACCTCGCCTCTGAAATCTATATGGCAAGGGACTTCCTCTACACGCTGCGGAAATTGTTTCCTACTCAAGCAATATACTTCAAGGCAGGAAACCACGACATTCGTTGGGACCACTACCTGATCAACAACGCGTCCGATCTAGTTGGAATTGAAGAATTTTCCTTGGAATCCATCTTGCATCTCAAGCAGCTCAACATTACCTTCATCCCAGACAAGCAGCTTGTAAGAATGGGCAAGCTAATAGCACTTCACGGCCACGAGTTTGGGTCAAGCATGTTCAGCCCGGTGAATATCGCCCGTGGTTTATACCTCCGGGCCAAGGACAACGCAATCTGCGGACACCACCACCAGACGTCGGAGCATACAGAGCCAAACATCAACGGAAAGGTGACAACCTGCTGGTCGGTAGCATGCCTGTGTGAGCTTCACCCTGACTACATGCCGATCAACAAGTTTACTCACGGCTTCGCGCACGTGAAAGTGTTTGATAATGAGGAGTTTGAGGTTACAAACTACCGAATCGTAAACGGCAGGATCAAGTAAATGTCAAGTTTTTAACGCGGTTAACTTGACATTTTTCGTAACATTTTTATGCACGTTTTTGTTACAGGACGTGTGAATTTTTTTCTGTATTTTGCATAATCAGATGTGCAATGGAGAACCCAAGGATCAAATACAGGAAGTTAGGCAGGGAGAGGGCGCGTGGCCTCTACCATGAGGACGGCCTTATCGAGATCGATCCACGGCTTCCTGCCAAGGAGCACCTGGAGGTTGCCATCCACGAGTATCTTCATCATGAGTTCAAGCACTGGGAGGAGAGCCATGTTGAAGAATACGGGAGAAAAATATCTGAGTTCTTGTGGATCCTTGGTTATAGACGAGTAAATTTGGACTAATATGCTGAGAGTCATACTTCCAATAGTTATTGACAACGACGAGAAGAGGCTTGCCGACCTTGTTGGTGTAAAACCCGACAAGTTTGAGTGCGAGGCAGCCGTTTTTTACAGCATAGACAACGTCCGTCCCTATCTAAACTACAAGAACCTATGCATGATAAGCTCCGGTGGTGACGACTTTATCGTCGGACTGTCAATGGAGGACGTGGACGAAATGATTATGAACGACATGAGCTTCACATTTAGCGCAAATTAATGTTAATTTTCTTGCAATTTGCCTTGCGTGTTGTATATTCGCACAAATAAACGAAATGAACGAACAAGAAAGAAAAAGACGGTTAGTAGTAACCGCATTAGCAGCACAACAAATCTACGCGCAGTGCCATGACGAATGTGTTGAGCTGAAGTTCTTCAGACAGGACCTCAAGATGCACTCAAAAAACCTTGTAGCCAAGCTAGAACGCGAGCTGATGCCAATATACGGCGTTTTGGGCAACGTACAGGGCGGCGAGGCGTACCTAAATGCTGTGGAGATGATGGAAATCACCCTCCAGAACCTTGCAACCCTGCCCGTGGAGTACTGGACGCTAATAAACACCGGAGTTGACGACATAAAACGACAAATCGATGAAAAGAACCAAGAAGGGAATAACGGAGTACCTGACGGAGAGGCTCATGGAGTGGAATCCGACGGTGGACAGCCAAGCACTAGCGTGGACGATGAGCCGGAACATACCGCAGCTGAAGAGCATGAAGCAGGCGGACATTGACACAGTACTCCAAGCCTGCAAAGATGATCTTTCCCAATGGTCCTATACCGGTCACGACTCCCCTTGGAGACGGATACATCCTCTACATAACACCGAACGGCTTCCTGGAGAATGACGAGATAACGGTCGTGCTGTCAAACGGCGGCGAAATAAGGCACTTCTCTAGCGATCAGGTGCGTGTGTGGAAAAACTCAACCTACGGGATACATGAATAACTACGTGATAACGATATGGGACGGCGAGAAGATCGTCCACAACGCAAGGGCTAAGGCTAAAAGTCCCGAATCAGCCAAGACAAAGGCTTTGGCGGACTGCCTGAAGATGGATAAACTAATGGGAACCGAACGTAAATGGTTAAGCTACCGATGGGACATACAAGCGACAATAAGCCGATAAAACACGCCTCAGACCTGCTCAATGAGGTAGTCATGGACATGATCATGCGTGAGAAGAAGGGCTATTCCGAATACAAGCAGACCATGGACCGGAATGACTTAAGTCACAAGGAGTGGATCCAACACGCATACGAGGAGGCGCTTGATCTTGCGCTGTATCTCAAGAAGATTATGAACTCATAAACAAACGAAATGAAAAAGAAGACACAGTACACAATCTTTGCCTACGAGCCAGGCACTGAGGTTTATGCCATCTCGATGTGGCATGATGGCGGTAAGCCAACCGATCATCTAGCAATCTACAAGGCCAAGGTGGCGTCGTGGAGCTATGACGCGGAAGAGAAAGACGTTCTCTATTACCTTGAAAGCCCAGACGGCAAGTGGTGGGGAGACAGCATCAAGGGGGAGTACGTTTCAGAATCTTTTGAAGAATTGTCTCAGTACGCTAAAGAACTTTGGGTAAATGGGAAATAAATACAACTTCCGTAGGGACATTGAACACATTATCCCTTACCTGATCCTACTTGCAATCTACGCGGTAATAATCCTAATACTATTTTCACTATGAGAGAACCAAAGGAATACAAGAACTACCTAGAACTACTGCTTGACCTTTATCCAGAGGATGAATTTCTCATCGCCGACGGGTTTGACGACGCCGTGATTGGTGTTGACTACGGGTCTTCACGCCTGATCTACTCATGCAAGAAGTGTCTAGAAATCTTGGTCGAGGTCGAGGAGATGGACCCAGAGGATGCGATCGAACATTTTCAGTACAACGTGGCTGGCGCTTACGTGGGAGAGAAGACTCCTATCTGGTGCGAGGATAGTTACGAGCTATAAAAAAAACCGGGAGTTACCCCGGCTTTAGTCGTAACTACAACGGTCCCCCACACGAGACCGTGTTTCTTAGCAGTCCCACTTCCTTAAGGCCAAAGCCTTCCTTGTTGGGGTGCCGTTAGGTTTCTTCATAGGGCCTGGAACGCCGCTCATTCTAGCACAAAATGACTTCCTCCGAGCAGCGCTCTTGGGAGACTTCTTTGCCTGCTTGGCCGACACCGGTGGCTTCAATGTACCTCCGGTTTCACGCTTGTACGAGGCACGACCCTTGGCGTTTAGTCCGCCTTCCGGGTTCTTGCCCTCCTTACGTTGCCATGCTGCTGTCTTTGCCATTATTATTTTCTTTTATAAGAAGGGTTTTTAACCGTCATTCCCTTGCTGTTTTTAATAGTCGCTGGATTTTTTAGTTTATCAAGCGCTTCACGTGTATTTTGAAATTGCCTTTGTCTAGCTTCTTCTTGTAATTGAGTTTTTCTATCTTGAGACTCTTTAAAAACACCTGTCTTTTTATTAGATGTGTTGCCAGCACCTGTGTTTTTCGGGTCTGTTTGCTTTACTTTACGCATTGCCATTGTATTTGATTTTTAAAATTTTACTTTTTTATGGTGCAACAGGTGCCAGGTACGCGTCAACAACGACCTTGTAACAGACAGCCACCGGAGCCAACGGGCTCGAAGGGTCGATTACAGGGAAGGAGTCAAGCCTCCTGATAACGACGTACTGCGTCTTACCAACAGCAGCCCATGCGTTCATCACCCTGTTTAAGACAGGTGAAGAGTCTGGGTCAGACAACATCAACTCCGTGACCCCATACGTGTCATATAAACTATTGTCGTCACATATAGCGGCAGCAACCTGGCCGACACTTATCTGTGTGGCACCGGACGCCTGTAGCTCGTTAAGAGACGACCGCTTAGTCGAGTCCCCGTCATCTTTTTTAAACACCAGGCCAACAAACGACTCGAAGTCGTTGAACCCCTGTTGTACAATCTTGTCTCGCAGTGTATATGCCTTAACCATTTTTTATTTTTTTTTATTTTTTCTTTTTAGCAGTTAGCTTGGACTTGATGAAGTCCTTCAGCTTAGGAGCACCCTTACTTCCGCGCTTCCTCATCTTCTCGCCTGACCCATCAGCTATTCGTTTACGTTTGGCGTTGATGTTCGCATATAGTCCTGCCTTTGCTTTCATCCCTGTCCCCTTGATGGTTTTATATTCTTGTCCATTGGTGACTTGCGCTTGAACGGCTTCCCGTCCTTGCGCTTGCCAAATGTGGTCTTCTGACCGTTTCCTGTTGCCTTTGCCATGCCTTATGCCTTACTTCTGTCTCGTTCAAACTCAGAACTTTGCTTCATCCTTTCCGCCTCCTTCTTACGCTGCTTCTCTAAATGCTCGCCCCATTTTATTGCCTCACGTGGCGTCATCACCTCGTTCGGCTTACCCTTGGCACCGCTGACAGATCCGGTAGTGCCGCTGCCCTCGTTGGACTGACGGGTTGCGCCGCCCGCACCCTTAGTGGCCTCACACTTCTTACCCTTCTTACACACAGGCACGTTGTCAGGGTTTTCAGCAGAGCCCTTTTTTTTACGCCTCCTGTTCAGGAACTGGCTAACGTAACTAGCCCCGCCCATGTTGTAACTGTAGTCCCTTGATGCTGTGTCCATGTCCTTACTTTTTACATCCGCATTCGTGATCGTTCTCCATGGCCTCCTTGGCCTCGGCCTCCATACGCTCCATCTCAGCTCTGCGCCTGTTCTTTACCATCTGCTTGGCAGGCGAGTACCTCCCAAACATGTTGTTCATAAAGTCCTCTGAAGCGTATAACATAGCCTTTTTTTTACAAATATACACGGAGTCATGAAATATCCAACAAATTCTGAAAACTCATGCTGGTGGGGGTCAATAAATTATAAACTCACCATGGTTGTAGTGCGCGTTTTACAAACTCATCCTGGTGGGGGTACACAATCCGTAAACTCATCATGGTTGTAAACTCACTATGGTTGGGGTCACCCCCCACACGGCCACCGCCACCTACCCGACCCGAAGTCGACTTGGCAACAGGGGTGGGGTCATAACTGACTGTACGCCAATGACTTACCTATCTATCTGTGTATCAACCTACTACGGCATACAGTAGAGCGTGGAACATTCGTGGAACAATGCGGGGTGCAGCGTTGTGTAATAATATAAACCGCGGCCCGTCATGTAACCGCTGGTCGTGTTGTCCTATCGTGCAACCTTAGGCCCGTAGTAACCACACACAACAGGCCAGCCCCGCACACCCCCTCACCCATATCGTGCAGCTCCCCTACTGCGCGGTAAACTTGTCTCCAGCCCGTGGAGAAAGTAGACTAAACCCTTGATAATCAATGCGTTTGCATTAAAGTACCAACGTGTTAACTATCAGCACGTTAAGCCGTGCATGATTGTGCCTGCTCGACAGCCCCAATAACCTGCTCGCCATGACCATGCAAGCCCACAGAAACCACCGCAAACCCGCGCCGCTGCTGGATTGTGCTCGATTGCGGGGAATTTTACTTGAGGTAACCCCAATTTGAGTTTTCTAATATGCGAGCGTGTGCGAGTGCCTTATTTGCTCTTTACCTTCTCTTATGCTGTTATTGTGTTACCTGGTGGAATCGGTGGTGTAATTGCCCGCGCACGGCCTGTCCTGTGCTTGTTGGCTTGCTTGTTTCCTTCCCTTTCCTGTTTACTTGCTTTTGGTCTCTTTCTCTCTTCTGTAGACTATGTGAGAACTACCACATTTTGACTATTTCCCGCCGGTCGTATCGATCGATTTCATCAGTATTTACGCGGCTTTCAGCATCACTCCCTACAAAGATAGTCAATGTTTATGCGGCTTCCAACAAAATCAAAAGAAAAATGAAAAAAATTTTCGCTCTACAACCCGCGTCATTCCTCGAAAACTGAAAATAATTGAAAAAAAATTTGCAATCTACTTTTGGCCTTGTTTGACGCGGGTTTCAGAAGGTTGCTTTTTTGAAAGCCCTGTAAACACTAATGCTGTAGAACTTAAATTAAATTTGGAATTAAACTTAGACTTTCATTTATATTTGCAACGTCAAAAGGGAACAATGGTTCTCTACAAATGACAAAAGTTCTTTGACGTATTGACCCTGTGTGTTCAAAGCATGCCACCGAACAGGTGGGGAGCGATAGGGGTAGCCGATGACACCTACCACCCGCTGTACTGATAGCCGAAAGGACGTACAATACACAAGGTCGCAATCCAACAACAGCAATTGTAACAACGACGCCGACGGGGTGGTCTTCTAGGTTCGAATCCTAGCGTTGTTCTAACATTTTAAACCCCAACAACGTGAAAACAACAACAATGACAAAGAGCCAAGGAGCAATGCAAATCATGTGTGAAGAGCTAGGCGTTGAAAACTTCTACTCCGTAACCTTCACCCGCCACGACATCACCGCGCAGGGCAGGTTCAACCCCTCGGTCGTATGCAAGCTAGAGGGCTTCGAGTCCTCAGTAGACTCATACGGGTACATCACCTTCACTAAGGAGGTGGACGGGGTCAGACTCCGCGTGGCCTTCACGGACTAAGCACTATGGTAGTAGGAGGGGTTCGACTCCCCTCCGTGCTTCTAAACATAACACATCAACAACAACAAATAACAACCTCTTAAAATTTCAACACATGAACAACACTTTAGAAATTCACGGAATCAACGATTCAATCGCATTTTGCGAAGCGCAAGGGCTGGCAGTTTGTTTTCAAGCATACGCGGACGAGTGCGCGGGCGAATCAATTATGGACGTCGGCTTCAATTCAAACAGCGGTTATGTATACATCGCTCTCGAAAACGGCATTTCGATATGTTCAATGTTAGGGCGCGGCGTTGAGTATTTAGTGACCAACTTCGAAGACGGAGAAGAGACGTTTTTAGAAAGTTACAGCGAAGCGGAAGAACTGCAATCTTCAATGTATTAAACAAACACTTAATGAACAGCAATATGACAACTCAGAAATTCAACGAGCAAGCCAACGATATGTTGGTAGGACTTACAATCGAAAGCACAGGCGAAAATTGGATAAAGCTAAACAACGGGCTTATCATATACCTAACCGATGACGAAATAGAACACCTTAATTCATTCTAATTAAACACAACAACATGACAAGCGAAAAAATAAACATCCGATTCACCAATTGCATTTCACGCGATTACACGCACGAGGAATTGACCAAGGAAATTAACGATTTAGATTTCCTTCGCGATGCGGTATTATACCTCTTGAACCCAAAGCTTTCCGATGAAATATCAGAGGAATTCAGCGACCACCGACCAACAATACTTCGGGCAATACGCAATAGTTTTATCGGCACGGGTTACAATATGGACTATGTTGACCTGTACTTTACTGAAATCAATAACCCATTAGAAACAAAATAAACCTTTGTTAATATGTATAGAATCACAACAACGCGCACGACATCGGGAGAGGTGGTCATGTGCAAAGAAATCAGCGGTTACGACCGCGCCTACACAACATTCGTTGAGCTATGCGAGGAGCACGGCTACAGCATCCAAGAGGACCCCATGGAGGGCACATACTTCGGAGGCGGCCACAACCACGACTACTTCATCGAGCTGTCGCACGTCGACCCCGACGACGAGGAAACCCAATACGAACCCTTTTAATACACCCAAGACATGAAGACCAAGTTAACCCTCATCGCGGTATTTATCGCGGCCCTATGGCTCGCCTCTGACATCGACAAGCACATGCTGCTTCAAGACTGCGTGCAACGAACCGACGGCAGCGACATGGCATGCGACAGCTGCTACTACGTAATCTACGGGGCATACCCAACACACTAAACACACAACAACAATAGCAACATGAAAATCTTATTCTTCGCGGCTGCATTAGTCGCCGAACATTGCGTAGAAACGCGCTTCAAGGAAATGCAAGACGATGGATTCATCGTGTACGAAGGACAGGACGACGACACGGGTCGCGCCATGTACACCATCTTCCTTCCGGACACCACAATCGAGTATGCGTATGAAGCGGAGGCTATGCATTACATCAAAACAGGAACATTTAAATACAACGACTTCTTAAAATAACAACAACATGGACAGACAACAAAAATTCAGAATCTACGACAGCATCCTAGCAATAATCGGAATCGTTGCGGTAATCGCAGCGCTGCTCTCGTCATGCACAACCCAACGAGGCACAGGTTATCAAGACCATCTAAGAACAACACACACGAACAATTGGGTAAACCGCGACAACGGCGGGTGCGGATGGGCAAATTAACAATCATTAACAAGTGGGTGCAATACTTAGAACTATATTGCACCCACATTTAAAACAACACTATGCAACAATCCAACTTTCACAACGTGAGTTTCTTACAATGGATGCGCGATGCATCCTACGAATACAATGCAGAGTTCGACATCAAAATCTATGAGGATAAAGAAACAGGAATCGTTTACATGGACGTTCACGACACCCATGACAAAGACAGCTCGAATGTACTTGAGTCATTCAGCTACATGGACATGGGTGAAATAGAACAGGACATAGAATGGGCAGAAAAAGAATTCAACGTAACAATTAACACCAAAAAAAATGAGTACTGAAGAGAAAGTAATCAACCACATCCAACAACAAATCATGGACGAATGGAGAGCGGTTATGAAATATGAAGAGCAACTGAAAAAGCCAGCATGGGAGGGCGACCAAATCATCAGAGACTGCATCGACAATGCTAAAGAACGAATCGAAATCTATACAATAATCCTTAACAAGTTTGAACAATGAGATACTTTAATTACGACGCCTGGAAACTATCCAACCCCGACGACGACGGGCACTACACTGAAGAAACAACCGACTACATTGAGGAGACTATCTTCTTTAAGTATCTGCAAGGGTACAAGGGTAGATTCGCCTACGGCATGATAACCAAGCAAGGTTACTGCATAACAATTACCGACTTCCTCAGCATTCCGGCAATAGAGACTGACGAGATTGAGCCGACACAAACTGAGCAGAATGATGAGATACAAAGACTGCGAATGAACTACAAGGAGTTTACGTTTATCGAGCGCTCCGAGTTTATGGGACAGTATCATTTAGCACATGGACACTTAGCAACCATTATCGCAAATGAAACGCGCAATTGACCATCTTATCTTCAACCTCATGATGTGGCTCTTAAAAGACATTGACAAATGATAATCGACTACCGCACCGGCGACGACATCGTTGCCATCAAAGACCACTCACAAGGTGTATTCCTCAAGGGGGACGTGTTCACGGCTATGGGCCTGCAAAGGAACAGCTGTGGATGCATCCTCGTTGTGGACATCGGATTGAAATCTGACAGGCCATTTACAAAGTGTCCTGTATGCGACATGAACGACGAGAAGACCGACAATATATGGTGGGTTGATGCTCGCGCGTTTCGCAAACTACTGACTAAATCAGAGGAAGCAGACCTCGCAGATGTGCTCGCTGAGGTGTTCGCTGAAGAGCTAAATAGTCTTAATTAGATTAAGATTAACTGATACCATTGAAGTTACACTATATTTGCAATCTAAATGACAAGGCTATTTAAAACTAAAGACGGGTATGAAGTTGTCAAACATTCGCGTGACGTTTATGCAATCGTAGGCAAGAACGTGAAGTACATAGGCAAGGCGTCACCCAGCTACCAATCGAGCGGAAGGCTGCTCAAGAATATACCAAACGAAATCAAAACAATCTTTTTTAACATTCAACGAAATGAATTGGAATCTACAACAACTATGGAATGAATGCGTTTATTCCCAACAACGTGCGCTAGAGCCACGAGACTACTGCTATGCATCGGAAATCGGACAACCCCTCGTTGACCGTTACCTCAAGATGAAAGCGGTTACACCTACCAACCCACCAAACATGAGAAGCCTCCGCAAGTTCGAAGCGGGTAACCTTGTCGAGTGGGTAGTACGCTATGTATTAGAACGTGCTGGCCTTATCAACAATACACAGGAACGTGTTATGGTGGAGTACCCGAACATGCTCAAGGTATCGGGGCGATTAGACTTCCTTGCGGGCGGCAAGATTGACATCGAACGCGCCAAGCAAGATATTACCTCCTCGCATCTGCCGGAGTCTATCCAAGCATCGTCCCTGTACATCGCAGAGAAGCTATACGAGAAGTTTGGTGACAAGGAGCTAGAAAAGAAAGTGCTAGAGATTAAGTCATGCTCATCCTTCGTGATGGACATGATGGAGAAGACCGAGAAACCTATCAAACACCACCGCCTCCAACTATTCCACTACATGAAGGGATTGGGTTTGAATGGTGAGCTCGTGTACATCTGCAAGGATGACTTGCGAATGATGTGCTTCCAATACGAGCCTAACGCAGAGCTTGAACAGGAGTACCTCGCAGACCTCGCTGGCATCACGCATTACTACACGTCGAGCACACGCCCTCCGCTTGAGAAGATGATTGTGGTGGAGGATGGCAAGTTCAAGAAGAACTTCGGCATCGAGTATTCAAACTACCTGAAGTTTCTATACGACTTCGAGGAGCCACGCGACTACGCTGACTCAGTTAAGTCTCAGGTTGCACGTTGGACTCGTGTGGTTGCTCGATACGCTAAGGGTGATAAGATAACACCAAAGAACGAGGAGGTACGCGCCGAGATCGAATCGGCCGGATACGACTTCAATCAAATAGTAGAACAAGCCAAGAGGTTTGGCGTAACGGAAGAGGAGGACGAGGCATGAAAAAGATAGCATTCAAGAAAGCGTGTGAGCGCATGAAGGAGACGTCGAACAATGTCAGCAATGCATATAAGATGGGCATCGACCTCAACGAGTTCATGGATTCCGAATACTACGTCACCACGCACCTGTGGGAGTCGGTTCTGACCAAAGAAGGATACGATTGGTTCGCATGGTTCATGTACGAGAAGGCATACCTGTACGAGCTCAGGGAGGACATGAAGGCGCATGACGAACATAAGAACGAGATATGCCAAGACCTCGACAGCCTGTACGATTATTTAGTAACCAATAATTATTTTAATACACCAACCAAATGAAAATTCAAATCGAAAAGAATGTGCCAGCACCCAAGCAAACCACAAGGTCAGGCAAGTACCCATTCAGAGACATGGTAGTAGGCGACTCGTTCTTCATTACTGATGCAGACCCCGAACCTGTACGCAAGAAAATATCAGCAGCTGCTTGTATGTTCTGCAAAAAGAATGACAAATACAAATTCAAGACTCAAGTATTCGATACCGGAGTCAGAGTGTGGAGGATACAATGAAGCACAGCGCAGTGATCACACCACAGGGGGCGTTGCGGATCTACAACCGCCCCCTCTTCGAAGAGGACGTCAGGGCTATGTCCCGTGATACGGACTTGGCTGTGACCGTCGAAGTTAAACTGAAGAAGCGTTTCCGGTCAGACGTGCAGAACGCGTACTATTGGGGCGTGGTCGTGGCCATGATATCGCAGAGACTACGCGAGCTTGGACACGACGTCGACCGAGACCTCACGCATGAGTTCCTCAAGGGAAGGTTTCTATACACGGAGTTTACTGACCCCACCTCCGGAGAGGTGATGAAGATTCCACGCAAGACGTCGGAGCTTGCCACGGAAGAGTTTATGGAATACGTCGAACACGTCAAGCAGTTCGCTGCCGAGACGCTAGACATATACATCCCCGACCCAAACGAACAACTTGAAATAACATGATACAGGAAACATTTAGTGCGACAGCATACGGCCTCGTAAAGATGGCCAACTTTTTAGGGATAAGCTACAACGAGGCAAACATCCTAGTGTACTTCGTGATAGTCCCAATGGTATGGGCATGGATGGTAGACAGGGCATACCGGACACACGTGCTCAAGGCGTCATACGCAACGGTCGTGGTTGCCACGGTGTTGATCAGCGGCAACGTCAGCGAGCTGTGTGACACGCTGTTCATGGCGTGTGTATATTTCCTGTACCTGTTCAAGCCGCTGGGGGTAGGCTACGTTGCGTCTTCTGTAATCTTCTGTGTAATCTTACCGGTTATCTTCCATGTCTGGCTTATGAGACTCATTCAAAAGAAAAGACAGAGAAAAGAAACAAGTCAAGAAGAAACCTAAAGAGAAGAAAAGAAAAAGCCTCCCCCCGTGAAAAACAAACTACCCCGCCCCACAAAGGGGCAGCTACCCGATCCAACATACTCGCGTATGAAGTTTGCCTCTTGCACCGACAGGGCTGATTCGGATGGGTGGGGAACGGGTAAAAAAAAAGCCCCGTGTAGAGAGACCAGGGCTTGGGCAAAGGGGTTTATTCCTTCTTCCTTAGCCTTTCGCTGCTCTCTACACACCGAAAGACAAGGATTATGAAGCAAAAATATGGTGGCCACAACACCAAAGTCAAAAAAAATAATTGCATTAAAACAACACATAAGTTATCTTTGTAAAATGAATTTACCAATGTTTGAAAAAGACAAGGCGAACCACGCCATCTACGGCGTAGTAATCTATGGACTATCTTCCATACTGATCACGCCTGTATTCTCCCTTATCGCCGTGTTTACCGCAGCGGTAGCAAAGGAGCTGTATGACAACTACAACGGCAAGAGGTTCAGCTATGGAGACATCATGGCGACCCAGGCCGGGGGGATAATCGGGTTCTTGATATCAATCATCAACTAAACTGATTTGACAAATGAATGAACAGACAGCAGTAGAATGGCTAGTTGAACAAGTCAACAGCGACTGCCTAAACTCCACGTTTATCAGACCAGAGCTGATCAGAAAGGCCAAGGCAATGGAACGCGAACAGATTGAGGGCGCGTTCAATTCGGGTACTAACTTCGATGCATATATGCCGAACTGCCCTGCTGGTAGCACCTATTACGAAACAATGTACGAGAAGCGTAAAACCATGATAGCTGACCTAAAGGATTTCTTTAGCTTTAGCAAATACAAGAAAAACAAATGAGTAAAGCAATACTTGAATTCAATTTGCCGGAAGATCAGTCTGACTTCGACCTCGCAGTTAAAGCCCTCGACATGAGGATTGCATTAGACGGAATCCGACAATACCTCAGGGGCAAGGTCAAGTACGACACCCATGACGAGAAACAGTGGGAGGCGTATAACGAGGTATACGAACAATTCTACGAAATCATCAATAACTACAACATCAAGCTGTGAACCCCCTGCTGTGTACCATAGTCATATGGTGCGGCATGCACTACGCCACGCCTACTTGGATGAAGAAGCAGGTTCCCGATTGGATGTGGTCAAGGTATGAGATATTTATTGTGCCATACGGAACGCCACTAGCCGTGGTTGATCCGGATGTTGACTACCAAACAACAGCCCTTGTGGGATTCAGCGCGGGTGGTATAGACGTGCTAAAGAACTACGACAGCAGATACGCGTTTGTGGGGCTGATAGACCCATCGACAAGGCCATCCTTCCTAAATGGTACATACAGCAACACGGCCATCGTATACAACCCATCGGTATGGGGAAACATAAACAAGTCCCTTGTCCCTATGGCCGAAAGAATAAAGGCAACCGGAGGCAACGCCGAGAGGGTACAACTAAGTCATTCTGATATACCGAAATACTTTTTCAACAAACACTTTAAAAACTATGATTAAAATCTCTGACAAGCCATCTAAGAAGGTGGAACACTTTAGCGGAACCATAACCATGTCGTTCCCCGGTGTAGAAAATAAACTTTGGAACTTCACGGTGTTGCGTACAACGAACGGATCGACTACCTTTGCCGTACAGGCAGACTATGAGCAATTCAAACAACACATCGACGACGAGAAGTATGGCGAGTTCTACACAACGATACTCGAAGAAACCGTCAAGGCAAACCTGGCTAAAGAACAGGCAGAGTGGAAACCTGCCGAAAAATAAGATAGTATATGAAGGCGAGGAATAAGAAGTGCAGGATCTGTAGGCAGGAGTTTATCCCTAAGTACAGCACGATGCAGGCAACGTGTGAGAACATCGAGTGTAAGATTGAATACGGGGTAAAGAACAAGATTAATAAAGTAAGCGAGAAGAAAAAGAAAGACGACAAGGCTTACTACGCCCTTCGAGATGTATTCCTGACCAACCATCCTCACTGCAAACTAAATCTTCCAGGCTGCTTCTTACGAGCAACAGATGTACACCACGTCCACCGGCGCGGAGAAAACTATCTAAACGTCAAAACTTGGATGGCTCTGTGCAGGAATTGTCATCAGTACGTCGAAACACACCCCAAAGAATCAAGAGAGAAGGGGTGGCTCGCCTAACAGAAGTATTTTTTCGATAGATTCTAGCACTTGTTTTTGGTTCTTAGGGAGGTACAGCGGAACAGCGGCGCCTTGATCTACAAGAGTTTTCTTAAATAGCTTCCATGTATTGGGGAAGCGCTCGTTAGCAAAGCCCTTGCACTCAATAACCCACTTAATATTCCCCTTTGAATCGTAACCAATGAAGTCTGGGGTGTATGTAATGTCTCTGACCTTACTATACCCTTTGTCTTGATAACCTGCACTAGGGGTGTCCTGCCAAGAACACTCTGGATATTCAAACCCTTGCATGATAACAAACTTCTTCTTTTCATATTCGAAACGAAGCTCAAACTCAAGCAGTTTGCGGTACGTGAAAACCTCTAGCATCGACTTGAACTGTATCCCATCAACCATCTTTTGCGTGGCTTTTATCTTTCCGCGGCTCCCCTTCTTCGGGCCAGCCTTTCTTACAGTGTCAAATCGGGTTCTTGCGTTTCGTCTTGGCATATTGATATATCTTGCATCAAAGGTAAACCAAGTCGTTGATAAAAAAACGACTTTATATTGCTTCGGTAACTGAAGTTTGTTATATTTGCAAAAACAAATTGCAATATGGACAAATATGGAATGTTGACGATCATTGAAAAGGTTTCGGACATTGTGCTGCCGTGCGGCCAAAAGAATAAAGCCTTTTTATGTCGGTGCGATTGCGGGAAAGAAAAGGTGATTCGAAAAGTTCACCTGTTCAGGGGAAGGATAAAGTCTTGTGGATGTTTAGGGAAGGACGTGCATGGTGAAAGCAACACAAAACTATATACTGTATGGAACTCAATTAGAACAAGGTGCAAACCCAATCACCACGAGAAACACATATACTATGACCGGGGTATAGCTGTTTGTAAGGAGTGGCTTGATTCCTTTCAAGCATTTAAGTCATGGGCTATTGCAAACGGATACAAACATGGCTTGCAGATAGACCGAATAGATAATTACTTGGGATATTCCCCAGAAAATTGTAGATTTGTAGACAGCAAAACCAACTGCAATAACAGGAGAAACACCATGTATGTGCAGTATGAAGGAAAGAAGGAGTCGCTAAGGATGTTAGTTGATAGGTTGAAGATTGAAGTGGAATTTGCTACGATATACCACAGAATAAAAAGGGGATGGGATCCGTATAAAGCGATACACACACCTGCTAGAAAACTAAATAAGAGAATAAAATGATTGACCCACCCACCTGGGAAGACCTGGGATACGCTAACTTTGAATAGCATGAACAAGACCAAAAACATTTATACCCTCATCATCCTCGCGCTAAGCGTGGTCATCCTCTGCGGGGTGTTCTTTCTAGTCTTCCACATGGGAGGTCTGAAGGAAAGCTCCGAGAACGAGGCCGTGGCCATAGACAGGCTGCATGAGATAACCGAAAAGTACGAGGCCAAGATGGACCAGAACATCATCATCGTACAGGAAACCAAGGCCGCCATCGACTCCCTGCTTGTACAGGACGAGAAGCAGTTCGTCATAGAGCAGGAGCAGATAGCCAAGTCTAAGATATTGATTTCACGAATACCCAAAATGCCAAATGACACGCTACAAAAACTTTACACGCTCTCTTGGAATTATCTTCTTAATGAGTATCGCTCAGGCCGTCTACAGCCAGCCGAGTGAGATTCCACAGCTCCCAAGAGAGGCACAAGAGATCGTATCAGCAGCCGCTGAGACCATCCGGCAGAACAAGATGACCATAGAGTCACGTTCGATGCGTATACAGCAGATGAAGGACCAGCTAGAGGCTGCCCAAATAGCCCTTGACTTGGCTATAGAAAATAACGACCTTTGCAACGAGGTTCGTCAGAATCAGATCGCAGAGATTAGGTTCCTAAAGACTCAATACCTTGACATGAAGCAGGAGATGAAGAAGGAGAGAAGGAGAAAGATATTCTGGAAGTGTGCAACGATTGTTACTTCCGCCACGACGTTATATTTTTTTGTGTTCTAGTGTTATAGTTGTTATAGTTGTTTATTGTTGAAAGAGGGCCATCCAACGGGGTGGCCTTTTTTTTATCGAAACCTTGAGGACTTCTTCCACCTTGTTATGTGGGTGTTCTTAGACAATGGACGGATCTTGACGTAGACCCCATCCCGTGACCGACTGTCACGCATTCCTTGTTCGTTAGTATTCCCCTCGATAACCCTTACCGAATACTCTCCAATGCGGTCTACGATCCCGGTGTGTCCGATTCCCTTGTATCTTGACCTTTTGAAGTTTGAGTATGTGTATGTGGCAACAAGGACATCGCCATCACGAAAGCTTTGATAAAATCTCCCATCTGTAAAGATTACATCCTTTGTGTTATAAGCAGACGGAGACCACCCAGTAATGTTGTTTGGGATGCCGCACTCGTCCAGGATAGCCCGGACAAAGAATGCACACCACGCGTAGCCGGGCTTCCACCCGACAGCCGCCATCATCTTCTGGAGGTCTCTGTCATTGAAACCCTTGTTGTTACCTCCTTTCTCCTTTACGCCTACAAAGGAAGCGGCAGTGGCACGGACGCAGTAACCGTCATTATCAGCCACAAGATTAGAAGGAAGGATAAGAGTAATCCAAAGTAAACAACAAGGTATAAAACGATTCTTTGCCATGGTGTAGATGCGTATTCGATTTCCTCCTTGGCGTGTTTCGAATAAAAGTAGTTCTGTAAACCACGGAAGTTGAAGAACGCACCAAGGAATACCACAAAGTTAGCAAAAACCATGACAAGTGCGGCAAGTAAAACCTGCTGAATGTACTCCGTGGAGATCAGTCCGTCACCGAAATACTCGGCGCTGTAGGATCCTGCGAGTAAAAAAATAAAGAATGCGAGCGGGATAGTCCATATCCCGTCGAAGAGTTGTAGTTTGCGTAGTATCTTTTTCATAAAAGGTATTTGTTCATTGCATCTAAATCGATTGCCGAGCCGCTAGTTTCGTTCTTGCCCTGGGCAGGGAGAAACTCAAAGTCAAACACGAGTCTGCTTCCTTCAGGGTAAGTCAGCATCTTGGTTGCTTGGTCGTACTTAACCTCGTCACCCTTGACAAGTCTTATGGTCGTGTCTTGGTTGGAGTACAGAGTAATATCCCACGCAGTCCCGAACACGTTGGTTCCGGTCTTTGTGAACTTGTCATTGTACAGCTTCCACCTACACACGAAGTCCGGAAGAAGTTTGCCATACGAGCTGATAAGGCTGGTGTACGGAATGTCCTTAGCCAATATGCCGTTGATATAAACCTCACCATTTAACGTGGTGTCGTCAACCATAACAATGTCCGATGCAATGTTCAAGCAGTGTGTGTCGTGGCTCTTAAACTCAACGTGCCATGTAGTCCCGAATGCGTCGGCTAGTTGGAAGTCATTCAGCCCCGCCTTTGCCTTCAATTCAGCAATAGTATACTTAGGGTAGGACTTGGTAAAACGTGTCGGATTTGGGGTCGATGTGGTCTTTATGAAGGTCTTTCGAAGGATTGATCTCCACATCACGTTCTCGTCGTGTGGGTAATAGACCCCGAAGTAGTTATTAAACCCCTGCTCGTAGTAGAAATTATAGTCATACCCGTTAGCTGTAGGGACGATGCGAACCTCGTTCCATCCGATCCAGCTCTTCTGTCCTGTTCCCTCTGGGAGGTTGACAAGGTTTCCGCTTGAGTCAAGCACCGTGTCGATAGTAAACTCCTCGTATGGACGATATAATACAAAGGTTCCGTCCTCCATGCTCACAAGGTCCATGTCGCTTGAATGCAAGTGGATCGCGGCAAGGTTCAGGGGATATGCCCCGAACAACGAGACCGTTGAGTCTATGACGTAGTTGTAGGTAATGGTCGGTCCAAACTTTCCGTTAGCCCCCTTGACCATCTTAGTGTAATCCATCAAACAGATCTCCACAAGGGACTTGGTTGTCCTCTTGTTGATCTGCCCGTTGATTGCCCCCATTTCCGATGGAAGGCTCAATAACCGTAGTGACTTATCTAAGTTTTGCATTTTTCTATTTTAAACCTGTATATTCCAAGGTGCTGCACTTATGATTGCGTCTGTAATAACTGAGTCATCCGTACCCCAAGCCTGGACCACCGCGTCGTCAATAAAGCACTGACCATCCTTCAACACGAGGTCGTCTGATGTGGTTAGTTGGTAGTAGGCTACGTTGTCGGGGTATGTCATCGTCCACCTCAGCTTTGTGAGTGTGGTATTGAAATAAGTCAATGGACTTGGAAGGGTTGCTGTTATCATGATTAAGAAGTAAAATATGTTCCGCTGTACGTAACCGTTTTATATGAACCAGAGGCTCCTGAGAAGTAGAAGTCAAATGTTGTTGAAGGTGAAGTCGCCTTGACTCTTAGACCGCCAGAAAAAGTGGTCTGAGTTGTGGCTGTTGCGGTTGTTACCATAGTCACAAAGTTTCTTATAAGCCAATAATTAGCTGTTCCAAATCCAGAAGGCACTAATGGAGAGGGCATATCCGCCGGCAAGTCCCAGTTCACATACGTAATGGCTAAAGGGGTAGTCACAATAAACTGAAACGTGTAGTGGACCATGTTTCCTATGCGATTCCAATTGTAGTAATAACTTCCAGCACCCCACAGTCCAGCACTTGTTTGGACCGGGTTTGAACCTAGGGATTGATTGCCAGGATACCTAAATGTTTGATCCGTTGCAACCGCTGAAGCCCCCGTGTTGTTAGCCTTCATCGTGTAGGCAGGTACAGCCGCGCCTCCAGATATGGTGCTTTGAACAAATGCCGTGGTGGCTATTGTAGTGCTATTGTCTCCCGATGATGCCGTTGGAGCCGTTGGCGTTCCTGTAAATGCAGGGGATGCAAGGTCAGCCTTTGCATTAAACGCGGTACGATCCGATGCACTCAAGTACCCATCTACAGAGTTTGTTGCAAGTGGAATACTCAGGTTTGGAGTTGTCCCACTAGAGGATACCAGTGGAGCTGTTGCTGTAACATCCGTAACCGGAGTACCCACCTGAGATGCTACATACGCCTTTACCGCAGACTGCGACGGAACCACGATGTCACTATCTAGCGACAGGGTTGGGTCGGTATCAATCGGGGTTCCTTTTGTAAATCCTTGTGACATATTATCTGCTTATTTCTTCCCAGTCCATTGATGCAACAACAGTATCACTACCGCTATTAGAAGCAATTACCAGTGTAAGTTCAAATGGTGTTGATGTTAATCCATTTCTTTCTAACTGAAATTTAAACAATGCTTCCTTCAATATATCAACTTGGCTTGCCGCTTGATTACTTTCACTAAAAAATCCACTTGCAAGTATTCTTCCTCCTGCAAAAGATGCTCCTGTTATATTATATTCTACAGAAGAGTTTACTCCTGCACTCGTCCAAGTGCCACCTGTTGTTGTTCCAGATGCTACTACCTGCCAATTAAACTTAGCTGTACTCATTGGCATTATAGAAAGAGCAGTAAGAATAATAATACCATCCAATCTTGTTGATTTTAAACGTAAGCTTATTACAGGGTAAAATGTTCCTGCTGTTCCTAATGTTCTTGGAGATTGAATTGGAATACCAATTGCTTGCTGTAGCCCATTAAGTTGATATCCTCCTTCAGATAGTACGGTAGAGCATATCTGTTTTAAGGTACTAGCACCACTTGTAGCACCTGTATTTGTTATCTCATACCTTAATGGTAATGATGCTGTAGTTATGTATGTAGAAGCAATAATATTAGCATGGTGAAACTTATGGCAAACATAAAAGTTACCATTTATAACAAAGCCTATCCTAACTGTTCCTACCCCTAACCATTCTAGATCCATAAACAGGATCTGAGCTTTTGTTAGATCAAGGGTAATACCACTAGGCCCTGAACCATCCATCGGGTCAACATTCCAACTTGCCTGAGCAACTGGTGTGTTTACTAATGAACCTGAAACAGAAGTTCTTTCTACAAAACTTACTGTGCTATCATTCAGTTCTAAGTAATAGCCATTAGCTGCTCCATAATATCCAACCCTTTGTCTAAGACCTGTTTTAGCAGCATTCATTACAAATGTGCTTAGAACAAAAAGACTTTTACCAGGTTGATATGAGAATACTTTTGTAGTTTCTCTAATAACCTCAGAACCTGATGCAGCAGTTACATCTAGATCAACTAATCCTTGAGCAGCATTAAATGTAGCTGTACCTCCTGTTGCGGTTCCTGTTGACCATAGACCATTATCAGCAAATCTATGACTTGAGTCAAACAAGGTGAATGGCTCGCTTACCCTTAGTCTACCGAACGCATCTATGTTAGGAGTATTTGCAAACGAAATCTCGCTACTAATTATGTTGTATGATGAGTATCCTTGTGCCATGTTAGCTTATTTCAGATCCGTAAAGTGAGAACGATAAGTTGGTATTCGAGGCGTAAACCCTCACTACATCTGTAGCCGCCAAAGTTAAGCCAACCGTGGCAATAAACGTATCGTTTGCCCCGATAGGTAAATCATAGTAAATGTAGTCCTTGTTGGCAGTTGCCCCGCCACCGACGGCTACCGATACTCTAAAGGTTGACAAAACAGATGACCTGTTGCACACGACAATAGAACTAGCAATTGCCGATGTGGCTGCCGGGACCGTGTACAGAGCCGTCTCTGTTGTTGCTGATGGACTCGATTGTCCTAATGTTTTATATACTGTTGCCATTTATCCTCCCATTAATAATAAAGGTGAAATACTGTCCCCTATTGTTGGTTTGTTTAAAATCTGATTATTGCCAGTTGTTGAGTTCCAGTCTGATGGCTGTTGAACAAGTGGATTACCAGCACCAAGGTTTGTCCAATAAGTTGCGTTAGTTGGTAGTATTGAATCGTTATTAGCAATACATATATACACATTACCAACATAATAGACCACATCTCCTATTAGATACGCATTGTTTGTTGCGGTTAAGTGATCGGTTGTGAAAGGTAAGGCCACAAGTGAACCTCCTCCGCCAGTTCCGTTAGACGCTAGGGTAATACGCCCCTGCTGGTCAACGGTTATGTTTGCATTTGTATAAGCCCCAGGAGTAACAGCCGTGTCGGCAAGGTCAATGGTTCCGCTTGTTGTTATCGTCCCGCCATCGAGTCCTGTCCCCGCTGTTATCGAGGTGACCGTCCCTGATCCACCGCCTGCCGACGTATATTCTACGTGGCCCGATGCATCCAAAGCTAGAACCATTCCGGTTGTAGCCGTTCCGTGGTTAGGAGTTATAATATCTACGTAGGTCGGCGTAACGTCTACGGACTGAGTGCCTGATACTATCCTAGATCCGGTAGCGTCTGTTTCCAATGAACCAGCAGCTGAATTTGCCGCGAAGCTCGTGTTGTTGTCAAACGTGAGGTCAAACCCTCCCCCATCAATCGTGTTGTTTTGGTCAAGGATAGAGCCTGTGACTAAAGTCTCCTGCCATGTCTGTGGCAAGTTGCCTCCAACAGAAGTAACGTCCACGCAAAGCTGTGTCCCCGCAGGGAAGGATGACGGCCCTGCTAGTAAGGTCGCTGTGAACTGCGCGTATAAACCAGGCCCTCCGTCGGTGTAGCCTGATAGCTGATAAACGGCGTACACGGTAGGGTCGGTCTTGCTGAATATAAACACCCAAGACCCGTCCTGCACAATGGGCCAAAATCCTGTAAAGTCTTGGTTGTTGGCCGTGAAGTAGTTGGCATAAAAGGAACCAGGCTCGCAATAAAGTTCGCCGGGATTGATAGCGTCGCCAAACACGTACTGAATCGAACACTCTGGCTCTGTGTTGCCACACTCGCAGCATCCCTTGAACACTGATGTTACAAGCAGTCTGTAGATTTCAACAGTCCTTGCCTGGATTTCCGCCGCCGTGTTGTTGAAGTTGAGCGCGGTAAAGACGTTGCCGCCCACCTCTGTTACAGTGTATACGCTAAACTGGAAGGACTTAGATCCGTCCTGCGTTATCGTGACCGTGTCGTATCCGTAGGAAATATAGGTGGGAACCGACGGCATGATCTGGCTCATGCTTATTATATAGTCAGACCCGTTCAAGAAAGAAACGACGTTGTTTCCCTCTACCTGTATTTTGCTAATGGTTAAGTTCATGATTTACACTCTGCTTCAGAAGCAAAGGTACAAAACTCGTCGAGACTTTTGTACATTTTCACATACTTAGATTCACTAAACTTATCCCTCCACTCCATCTTGACCCGCGCCCACTCTGGACCGGTGCGTACAGGCTGTGCCCGCTTCTCTTCCTTAGCCCCCGAAAAGATGAAGTCGATCACAGACTTCTTGCTAGGACGACCGCCCTCCTTTCGTTTGTTTTCAATCAGAATCTTTACCTCGTCGAGCTTTTCGTGATTCGCTTCTTCAAGAAGTTCCACCATCTGACGAAGGGAAACACACGAATCCAAACGCCCACGGGTTATCGAAACCTTTTCGCGAATGACCGGATCGCTGTCCAAAAACTTAATATCAAACCCAAGTTCACGCATAGCGAAGGTAAGGGAGAGAATGTCCGCCTTGATTTGCGCCGTCCCCCTGTTGGGAACCGAGGGGTAAATTGCGGAATGCGAGTCTGTGCGTTTGTCATCGTCTATCCATATTGACGTAATACTAATCGCGTAATCTGCATATCCCCTATCAACAAGCACACTTGCGTCGGGGAACTTTTCCTTCAGTTCACTAATTAATATCCTATATTCACTTAATTCATGCGGGGTCGGGTCCGCTATTTTCAGCTCTATCATATCGTTGTATTGGATGCAAATATAAAAAGAAAACCCAAGCCGTTGCCTGGGTCAACCATAAGTAATCACTAACACTATTAATTACCAAAACCGGGGCGAATATATACCCTCATGTTTAGTTATGCAAATTATTTTGTATTAATTAAGAAATGTCATATATTTGCCATGCAAGTTCGCGCACATCAGTGCAGTCGGGAGACGAGAACTTTGAGGGCGGGCTGATCACCGCCCTCTGTGTTTTCAGAAGGTATACAAATACAGAAGGGAGAAATTACTTGGTAGAACGCTTCGCCTTGGACTTCTTGTGATGCCCGTAAAGAACGACGATGGACACAGTGCAGGCTAGTAGTAGAGACGCGATTCGGAAGGCCCATTCGGCCTGTTCCTGCCATGAAAGCACGGTAGCAAATGTAGTTAATAAAACTGACGCTGCTCCGTCTACGTATCCATCTCCTGTCATATCTGTATGATTGATATCATGCTGCATTGCGCTCACAAATATAGTTTACTTGCCGGCTTGTTTCTGTAAATCATTGAACTTTTTTTCGTATTCCTTCACCGCCTCTTCGATGGTGGGAGGTATACGCTTTCCGAGCGCCTTGAAGTACTCGTATGCTGCTGCCTCCTTCGCTAGTTTCATCAACTCGGATATGTCATCCGATATTTTTTGTGTCTTTTTCTTGTCAATGGCAATACGTTTAGACTCCTTGTCAAGGTCGTACTCTGGAACACCTATCTTGATGGCCTCAGCACGTGCCTCCTCTAACTGGTTGTCTGTGACCTTGTCAAAGCTTGGTGGGAACATATCTTTGTTTTCAAACGAAGGATTTGTTTTTGAATACAAGTCAAGCAGTGTGTTGGCTTTTTTAGTGTATTCAGAGTTTAGTTTTTCTAACTCTTCCTCAGTAAGTGTAACATTAAACGTATCCTCCTTAATCTTTGAAACGCCATCTGGTTTAAACTGCCTCATCATTTGCTTAATGGCGGGATCTTCGTATTTAATAGACCCCTTACCGCTTTCGTATGTGGATACGCCGCCCCCAAGAAATGCATATGCAGTCAAGAACCCAGCAACCGTTTCTGGCTGATCCTTCCAAAGATCATTAATTGTTCCCCAGTACATAGGATAAAGGGTTCCCTGAAGCTCTTCAGATAATAAAAATTCTTTTCCGTATAGCTTTTGTTCCCCATCCTTACCTATTTGTGTTTTGAGCCATTTTGTTGCTAAAGCTGCGGCAGGAGCTAGTTTGTTTTCAAACAATTTGCCGGTTAATTCGAATCTGGTGGGCACAAAAGGACCTGACCCTAATGGTTGAGTAACTCCGTCTTTGGTAAAGGCGTTTAATATAAACCTTGATTGGTATATAATCATTTGAATACGTCCACCCCAAGGGTCTATACGGGTATTGCCAAGTCGAATCTTACCAAAGTCTGAACTTGTTGGGTCCATAACCACTTCTGTTTCCTCGTCGTCATCTTCATTGAAACGAGCTGCTGCCATGGCTACAAAACCAGTAGTAATGGCTACATATTTCATAAAATCAGCCATGGCCATCTTCTGAGCAACGGAAGGTTCCAGTGTCCCATCGTTCCCCATTTTACCAAAGTGGTAGAACGCAAATGGAGTAGTGGTCTTAATGACAGATGCCCAGTTGCGAGGCGAGAAGAATATGAGTGATAAAGGCTTCGACATTCCTTCCAAAGGACCAAGAG